AAAGATTGGCTTGATAATGAAACGAGATCATTCAACCATTGTTCACGCAGTAAAGATGGGTGAGAAAATCGTAAAGGAAAACACGTTCCTTTATGAAGTCATAGAGAAGGTCTTTGATAAGGCAGAGTGGGCTGAGATAGACTAGATGCCAGCGGTATATCGCATGACCTCGCCGCGCTCCCGATGGACAGTCACGCACTTCATGGTTGATCTGCCAGTGTATCCAAAGCCAGCAGCCGCAGCATCGCGGGTAGTAATAGCGCGATGCGATTCCCAAAAGATACCAGCAAAGTCCTTGGAACTATCTTGGTGGATGTGACCTGTATCTAGATAACGCCAATAGGTTCTGCCCCACATCGGAGCATGAACATCAGCAACCAACATTGCCAGACGATCAGGCTTTGTCTTATCTCCATGATGTGCAGCCAGCATATTGCGCCCGAACTCAAAGACCCACAGCTTGCTTGGGTTCCAATGCACAGTAACGCGCTCGTCTTCTTCGTAGCGCATGACCAAAGCAATCGCCAACATATGAGTAAAGTCAGGGTCGTGATTGCCAGCCAACACAACAACCTCAATGTGCTTGTGCTTAGTCTTGGCCGCTTCGATCATAGCAACGTGTGATTTCACAGCAGCCATTGCGGCTTGAGCAAAGCGACCATCTACATCTAGTATATGACCGCTCGTTGGCGTCATGTTTTTGCTGTCATTCTGATGAAGCGTGTCCCCCAAGTTCAAAATAATTGCACGATCAGTGTAAGGAGCAGCATTGATTAGCATTGCAGATGCTTCTGACAGGCGTTGTGCGGCGATTTCAATGCTATACTCCGCACCCGTCTCGTCTTTCCAAGCCCTCATTCCAAAATGCACATCGGCAATTAGGTAACGGGGCAAGAGATCATGGGAAACATTATCTGGTGTTGGAGCAACAAGAGGCTGGGGAACGGAGCCAAGGGCTTCTTTGAATAACTCAGCCCAAGTTGCTAGATCATCCTTAAGGCTTTCTGCCTTCCAGAATACACTGTCCCACGATCCTGTTTCTTTGTTCTGAACACGCCGCCAACCATGCTTGCCTGTCTCAAAAGATAGACCAGTGCTTTCTAATGCTTCAACAATACCTTCATCTGAGTTTAACCAAGCCTCGGCTAAGGCATAAGCACGACGAACATAGGCTTTGTCGATCTGCAATTCTTTAGCAGCAGCAGTCTTACTTCCAAGACGTTTGACTACTTCGTATATCTCACGCTGACGAGGTGTCATTTACTACACCCAGCATCAATCTGTTGAATTAATAACGCGCCCGTAACCAAGGAGAGCGGACCACCATCCGCCGCCAGCGCCGCAGCATGGGATGTCCTGCTTTGCGCCGTGCCATTACAGATTGCGCTGTTGTTCAGCCCTGCGGCGCAGCCACTCAGCAGCAGCATCGGGATCAGGTATAGGCTCAACCGCATCAATACGTTTTGAGGTTTCAACATAGCGGTTATACTCCTCAATCTTCGCGGCCTGTTGCCCTGCTGATCTTCCTGCCGCCCACACGGCGAGGAAGTTCAGCAAGGGCTTAAGCAACGAAGAGATTAAACCAATCATGCTTTGCGTTTGGCAATCACAGACCAAACAGCAACGATGATTGTAGCAGCCGCACCACCAACAGTGGTTGCAGTCTCGCTATCAATCAAACCCTTGCCGACTAGATAGCCGCCAAGCGCAGATGCTAGTGCGCGGGCAATGCCGCCGATTTCAGTTGCACTGATCATTTCTTTATTCCTTGAAACATCGCCAAGATGGCGTTGAAGATTGCAGCTAGACCAGACTCAGTTTTCTCTTTCTCAGTCATAGTGTGCATGTCAGCAGTGACAGGCGTTAAGAACAGCTTGATCTCCGCCTCACGGCGATTGACCAGACCTTTGATCACCTCCCCTCCAGCCTTATTCCACATTCTAAAAGCAGCAGCAGCCTTGTCCTTGTGACCAACATTCAGTTCACGCAGCACAGTGCTTTTGGCAAAAGCATTCGGGCCGATGTTGTAGGCTAAACACACACACGCACCACGTTCATTTTGATTGACCTTGGTTGTGATCATTGCATCAACTGTAGATGCAAACTTATCAACGCCCATTCGCAATAAATCTTCAGCCCGATCCTGCGTGATAGTCATGCCTTTGGCTGGCACTATGCCAACATCAGCCATCGCGGTTGTGCCATAGCCGATAGTCCAGACACCAACGATGTCTTGATAGGCCGTGAGCTTGCAGCCTTCGAACTGCTTGATGAGATCAAGCGTTGCTTTGTTCACGCTCATTTGCGCATGTCCCTCTGGATTTCATCCAACTTTTTTAGGACGTTCGTAAAGCCATCCTTGATCTCTTTGAGTTCTCTGTCATGGCCTTCTTTGGTCAGCGCAAACTCAGTTTTTATGACGGCGATCTCAACTGAATGCCCTTGCGTCATCTTGTAGTGCGCCCACATAAACGCAATGATGGGCAGAACTGCGAATTGCAGGAGAAGTTTAGCTAGCTCCATCAGGTCCATCTCCTGCTGCATATCAATCACTCACTTGGATAGGGGAAACGGGCCTTGATCTCTGCAACCTTGGCTTGCCATTCCTCAAGGGTTGCTTCGCCACGCTGGGCTTTGAAGAACAACGGGTCGGCTTCTGTGTTGTATGCTGCGGCACGAAGGTCTGATTGCTCTTGCTGTGTTGGAACAACTGGCAAAGGTTCGCTGAACGTCAAGCCATCGTAAAGCCAATTCGGACCTACGCCATCTGGCAATAGAACCCAGCCTTGCCCTGCCGCGAAGTCTGCTTCTGCCAAAACAGCATTAACGACCACGCCATCTTCAATTACGCCATATGAACTTACCATGTGTAGACCTCACAATATCCTGCTGCACCAGCGCCACCAGCACCGCCTAGGAAGCCTGTGCGTGTGGTCCCACCACCACCGCCACCACCGCCGGGGAAAGCGCCAGCACCACCAGCAGCGCCATTGACTGTTTGAGCTGAACCACCACCACCGCCGCCACATCCCGCAGACGTAGCCGCGCCACCAGCCGTTGGTGCGCCAGCAGACGATGTTCCGGCAGAACCTACGCCAGTTGCAAGCCTTGACTGGCCCCCAAGCCCTCCTGCTGTCAATACGTTGGTGGCGCTTTCCCACCCGCTACCGCCACCGCCACCGCCACCCAAGATAGATTTCGAACCTGTAGCAGCTTGGTAACGAGACCCGCCTCCGCCGTAATAGCCTTCGGACACATAGCCCACGCCAACCAGAAGCCCTACTTGCGCCGATGTGCTGGATACTATCCCTTGGGCGTTGCCCCCCTCTGCAGTTCCAAATACACCACCGCCGCCACCACTAGCAGTTACAACAGTTCCGAAGGATGTTTGGCCACCAGCAACTCCTACTACCGCAGAAGCCCCGCCAGTTCCAGCCGCACCAATCGTGACAGAAACAGTGGATGTTAGTTCACTGGCATAGAAAAACTTTTCGTAAAAAGCACCACCACCGCCGCCGCTGCCGCCAACCTTGATCGTAGATACAGCACCAACTGTTCCACCAGCACCGCCACCGCCCGCACCCCAAACACGCACAAACACCAAAGATGCCCCAGCGGGCTTGGTCCATGTGCCAGAGGATGTGAAGGTTTGCTTGTTAAGCACGTTTGCCAGCACAAAAGCAGTCGTAGCAATCTGCGTCGTATTAGTCGCAACCGCAGCAGTCGGCGCAGTAGGTGTGCCTGTCAGCGCAGCGGATGCCACGGAAAGACCATTGGGAAAGCTAGGTGAACCTGTGCCAGCGGCGTCAGTGATGGTATTAGCGCGAATCTCTGACATTACTTAGCCTCCAGTGCGGCGATGCGGGCCTCTAGGGCGGTGATGATGGCTTGCTGCTCTTGGACGGCGGCGACCAAGGTTGCGACTAGGAACGATGTATCAACGCCCTGATGCTGCGGTTTGCCATCTGCATCTACAGCGTCTTTCTCACCAGATACACAATCAGGCACGACAGCTTGAAGTTCGTGCGCGATAAAGCCCTGACCATCTGATCCGTCAGACTTCCAAGTGTAGGTTACAGGGTTTAACAAAGCGATCTTGTCTAACGCACCGACCATAGGTTGCACGTTTTCCTTCAGGCGATAGTCTGAGGATGTGGTGTATGTTGTTGCTGTCGATGTGCAAACTATCTTCCCAACTTCGGTAGAAGTGTTATATCTAAAACTTATAGCGTCCCAACTTGCGGCATTAG